CCCCTTTGGTTACCACCAGAGTCTCCTCCGGTAGCCACACCTGGTAGTATGTTTTGACTATATCGCCCAGGAGCACCGCCAGTACAGTTCATAGAAACTCCCGTTCCTGCAGCTGAACTTGTTCCTCCCACCGTAGAACCCGAAGCGTAGAACCCAGGAGATCCTCCTCCACCAACAACTATAGCGTATTGCTGACCAACAGATGTTGAAACAGAATTTTTCCAAGCTAAAGCTCCTCCTCCTCCCCCATTCATTCTAAAGCTATAACCAGCACTACTTCCGTTGTAATACATACCGCCACCGCCACCACTGATAACAAGAAGACAGATACTAGTTACTCCCGCAGGAACTGTGAAAGTGAGATCCTACGGTACTGTATTGATACTCACCGGGCGGGTCCGGCGGTAGCTGGACTTGATTAGCATATCGAACTGAGGTATCCCAGTTACCACTTTTTGTAGTCGTCCAAGAATTTTTAAACCCTATTACCCCGCCATTTCCTCTGTATCCGTATGACATTTAATTTCCTAAGTTAATAAGTAGTCGTATTACCTTGATCACTCGCTTCATCTGCGTCAGTGCTTGGAAAAGATCTTCCTGATCCCCACATAATTCTCACAGCCCCCGCACTTCCTGCCCCTCCTGCAGCACCAGAATCGTCTTCTGCACCTGTTCCACCAGCACCATAAGCCCCTGTTCTAGCTGTTGTAGAGGAAGCTAACGAACCATCATAGCCTCTGGTAAGAGTTTGACTGCCAGTATTACCATTACTTGCTCTAGCTCCACTGTTACCAGTTGCTCCAAATAAACGAGTGCCACCGCCACCAGTTGTAACAGTTCCTGTAAAACCATTAACGGCACCACCGCCACCGCCACCGCCTCCATTGCCCCCATCCGCAACTACGTTCCAGTAACCTCCTACACCTCCTGTACTTGAATATCCCCCTGCACCGCTACCGCCAGAACCACCGTTACCAGTTGCTCCTCCTCGACCCCCGCCACCAGAACCGCCTCCATTTCCAACGATGTTAGAACCTCCAGTAGCTTGTATGGCACTGCTGTTAACATTATAACTTCCAGCACCGCCACCTGTGGCTCGACATACAGGATAATAAGGGTATTGCTGACCAATAACGTTTGATTCACTTCCTGCTGTACTATTATTTTGCCCTGCCCCTGATCCTCCGTTTCCTCCTGCACCAACATTAACTGTCAAGGTACCTCCAGAAGTTACAGCAACACTATTTGCGTAAGACAAACCGCCACCACCGCCACCTCCTCCTGATACACCATTATTAGAAGAAGTAGAAGCTCCACCACCACCACCACCACCAATAACTACTATAAAGACAGAAGTAATGCCAGAAGGGACAGTCCAAGAAGTTGCACCAGTAGTGGTAAATATAGCAGAACCTATAAAAACTGGAACAGTGTTTCTATTGATGTAATTTTCTCTAACGCCCCAAACACCCCCTTTGGTAGCTGTCCAAGCGTGAGGACCACCTCCAATTACACCTCCGTTGAACCTCCAACCTTGTGGCATTGAAACCTCCTACGAAATGGTTTCATAACTTAGTAGATAATTTAAATCACTAGCTGCAGAAGCCTGTAAATTTATAGCTTTGTTCTGAGTTAAATAAAAACTTATATCTTTAGAAATAAGCACAAGGTTGGACTTGGCAGGAACAGTTATCAAATGAGCAATAAATACATCAGTGCCCCCTGCTGATGACGATAAAGTTGCGCTAACATCCGCTGCATTAGTTCCATCTATGTTTGAAATTATTAAAGTGTTTATTTTTAGTACTAAGGTTGAACTGCTATTTTCAAGAACTTCATCTAGAGAGGTGTCAATCGCACCATACAAAGTACCTCCTAAAATAGATGTAGCAGTTGCTATATTTGGGTTAGGCATTTAAATCTCCTTTACCATGCTTTACAACTCCAGTATCTCGCCTTGGTTTTAGGCCCTGGGTCTTTGCAATTATGTCGGGCTCTGAAGTTGCTTCTTCGACCCGGTATGTTTTTCTTTATAGTCATGTTTGGATCCCCAAAAGTTACTCGCTTAACTCTGTCTCCATCTTTTACAAAAACTTCTGATTTCTTCTTGCCGTAACTTGTACCTCCTTTTGGTATTCTTCTAGGAGAATTAAGTGATACTTTCTTTCCTTTATATTCCGCCATCTCTTACATCCCATAAACTATAGATAATGCTGTCTGTAGAGCAAAATCATTATTAGTAGCGGTGATCATAACAATAGCCGAACCATCTAGAGTAATAGGAGTTGTACCGACAGAAGAACCAATTTTACTCTGTTGAACACCTCTCGTCAACGTTGTGCCAGAAGCTATATAAGTGCCAACTCCTATTTCAAAGTCAGATCCTTGTTCAATAAGATATCTAACATTTGAACCGCTAGGAACTCCTGCATTGGCAAACGTCAAAAAACCCGCCACTACTGTACCCAACGTAATCGTCCCTGTCCCCGTAGTTGAGGTAGAGACTTTAACTCTATTCCTCAACGTAGCCATTTAAGCAATCCTGATTATAGCATTCGAAGAATTAGGAGTAGGAAAAATAATCTCAAAGTCTCCCGAGGTAGATGTTTTGTCAGAAGTAAAGTCTAGCACCAACACGTTATTCGCAGTGTTTGTACCAGCATTAGCTTGTGAGTTATATATCAAACAACCTCGAGCCGTGATGGTAGCACCAGTGAACGTCTTATTGGTGAAATCAGTAAAGGCGATTGTTTCAGCTCCTGTGGAACTCGGAGTTACATTTGTTAATTTATTGGTTGAAGTAGCCCCTGGAGGACCTCCAGAAGTGTAACTACCGCTAGTTGCAACTTCATTATTTCCTGCACCAAATATAGCAGTAGCTGTCGCAGCCGTAAAGCTCGCACTGTTTGTATATAACGCAATACAAAATACATCGTTACCGTTAGTAAAATCGTGAAAACCTTTCAAGAGTTCTACCTTGAAAGATGTAGACATAAAGTTTCCTGTAAATGCCATATTAAAGTCTCCTTATAAGTTCAGCTAAATCCGGGTTTCCCGAATCGTTAAGAGCATTCCACACGGTTGTGCGGTCACTGCGAATAGCCTGTCGCATATAATCTGCAACAACTTTTTCGATGTGCCCTGAGAAAGCACGGGCTTGATCCCGAATTGCAGGATGAGCGTTATCAGAGATTGAAACAATTTTACCTGTACATTGCTCGGCTAGTTCTTCGGGTGTGAACCCTCGGTGATTTGTAGTCTTCACATCAACTAACACTTCATTTTGAGGTATAGCAAACATTATGTCCTCTCTCTAATTACTTGACCTGTTCTGTATTCATCCGTCGTGGCTTGTGCTTCTCCAAGCATCTTAACTCCTACAAGAGCTTCATTAAAACGTTGGTTAAACATTGTAAGAACATCGTTCTCACCCTTCATGTATATATAAGCTTCTATCAAAGCACCATATAAAAGAGTTGTTGATGCATTTATACTTAACCAAGAAGTAGTTGTATCGGCACTTTGCCATAAATAACTTGTTCCTCCCGCTGTAAGATTCAACAAAGGCCCAGTAGCTCCTGAACCTCCATTGACGGTAGAAACCGCTGAAACAGTTTCTCCAAACGTAAACAGACCAGAAAACTCAGAAACAGTAAGCTGGTTATAAGTTTGGCCACCACTAGAAACCGCCGTAACTGAAGTAACTTTGGCAGTAACACCGCTAGTCTGACCAGTAATAGAGTCTCCTACAACAAAACTAGCAGATGCAGGATTAACAAAAAGAGTTACCGTGCTTGCTGTCAGGCTCAGAGGTCTATAGAAATAATGCAACTGCGCTTCAAACGCTGCGTTTGGAGTAGGTGCTAAAATAAAATTACTCACATCAAATGTAGCGTAGTATCTAGGAGAACCGACAGTAGTTGAATTAGGAGTATATGTCTGAATAAAACTAGTGTCTTTAAACTCTAAAAAAAATTTAATCCCGCCGGGGTTTAAAGGAGTCATCAAGCTTAAAGAAAACGGAGCAAGAAAATCTGTAGGCATAGAAAGAAACTGATTGCTTGCTGTAGTGTTTGCCGTCACGTTCTTTCTAAAAAGACTTAGCTGAACATTCTTTTGTATTCTGTCTTCTGAAGCTCTTATGAAGTTATCTAAGTTATTTACAAAAGAAGTTTCGTCATTCTCTGTATAATCTTTAATTGCTTGTCTTAGTGTTGTTCTAGTGTAACTCATTTAAGCCTCCACGGTAACAGGCCCAGCGGACACAATGCCACCACCGCCCATTGAGTTTGCTTCTGCAGCTGTCTGCAAGCTAACAGCGATAGTGTACTGACTGTCTGTTGTTACTGTTATAGAATATCCTGCATCTAAATTAAGAGCAGCTGCGGTAAAATTTTGAAAAGGTTGAGAATCTCTAAACCTAACTATATCTCCCGTCTTTCTGCTATGCCCTGGCTGAATAACAGTTAAAACATTGGAACCAACTCCCGCTGTTAAAAACGGGTTCATTCTTAATAAAACTTTTACAGGAGGTTCTGTCCTATCTGGTCTAGGATTTCTTAAAGCCTGCGGGTCTGGGAAAGGTTGGGGAGGACTAAGTTGCGGTTGCTTTACTTCGTACTCGTCAGGTCCTACCAAAGAACCTGTCCATTCTTTCTTCATATCTCTAAGTCGATACCTTCGTCCCGACCTATCAGATATTCCCCAAGCTTTTTGTCCGGAAGCGTATGTCATTAGATCCTCAAGTAACTCAGATTAGGTTGTAGTCGTAAAGGAGTTCGACCTTGATCTTCATCCGCTGCACGTTGAAATTCTTCTTCGTAAATAGTCTTTAGCATTTGCAATCTATCTGGCGCACGTTTCATCGACATGTAATACGCTAGTCCCGCAACCATACAAGGAAAGAACCTGAAAGGCATGTCTGATGTATTAACCAAAGCGTCTGCATCCTCTATCCTTCTGACATAATAATATATTAGTTGATCTGTTGAGTTTTCTGGAACTGACCACAAATTTATAATTGGATCTATTTGCCTGTTAAAAAAGAACTGACTTGGTCTGCCTTGATCAGTCTTGTTTGGAATATTAGAATAATCCCCACGACTGATTCGTTGCATTGCAAAATCAGTCCCAGAACGTCTTACAGTAACATCAAGTAAATCAACGACATCATCCGTTAACGTCTCTGTTGCTTGTCCTTGTGTCAAAGTCTTCGTACCTTGTTTAACTGTCCAAAGATTTAATCCTCGGTTAGCCCACTCGGCAAACATCAAATTCAAAGATCTACGAGCCGTCTTAGCATCATATCCTGTACGGACTTCTAGCCCACACCTTTCGTAGGCCTCTTCAATTACCTCTCCAACATCTAAGTTGAAGTCTCTAGAGTTAGATGTTGTCATCTAGTTACCCCATTTTGCATTGCTTTGGTTTACGATTAGGCATAACTGCTCCGCCTTGCATATATCCTTTTATCATTCCACCGTCTTTTTTACCTTGAGATTTCTTTATAGCCTTATCGGTAGGTGCACCTTTACTTCCAGGTTTACGCATTTTCTCACCACTTCCTTCCTTAATTCTTTCTCGTTTTGCATGAATGTTGGACCACAGTCCGGGTTTGCTTGTTGTCTTTGCCATTTGACCTCTACTTATCACATCTTTCAACCTTAGTAGGTGGAGAGGTTTCCCCCTCCACTTAGTTTATGACCACATAAAAGTTATGCCAGTAACGTTGGCTGTTGTCGCTGCATGAATATGAACATCATCCGTAAACAAAATACCCTCGTCTGGAATGTAAACGTCATAGGTAGAACCCGAAGTAAAATCGATATCTAATCGATCTTCCCCGCCCGTACCGTCCTTTAACGTCAATCGTCCCGCACCGCCTGCAGCCGTTACATATAGCTGTCTCAGTCTGCATCGACCAATGCTTTGGTTTCCTGTAAGAGAACTAGCTCTTTTAGTTCTTATGTCTGACCCAGCCATTTAAACCTCCTTTAAGTTATTAGACTCAAACCGCAGTTGCGTCTTGCAAGTTGTTTGCCTGCACATAAGTGAAAGTCACAGTGACTTGACCCGTAGTCGCAGTCCCTCCCGCAGATATAAGTGTTGCTGTGATCTGGCTGTCAGCAGTAAAACGATCTGCTGTATCCAAAGCCCCAGCGGCCAAAGTTTTAGTTTCCCCCGCCGCTTTAACATTGGTATTTGCAATAAGAAATTGAGTCGTCTTGCTCAACACCCCTACAGAAACAGTCGCTGTTCCAGCAGCATTACTAGCTATAGCCACTCTTAAGGTGACACCGAGTAGCTGTGAGTTCTTTGGCATAACTCCGACATTGTAAGTAGTTGTTCCAACAACGACTTGTGAGTCAATCATAATAGATTGAGACATTACAACTTGACCTACGTTGGCGACGTTTGTGCCTAAAGTAGTGCCAGTTGTGTCTTTAATTGTACCAGCTTTAACTGGTCCGGAAAAAGTAGTAGTACCCATGTTGATCTCCTGTCTGGGTTAAGTCAGTCACATGATGTGACTGTCAGGATTGATAATGTTTTATTTATACACGATGTAAAAACAAAAAGAAAGGGGCTACCGAAGTAACCCCTTCCAAACTGACACCGACGAGTGCGTAGAATCCACTAGTACCCGCCATTAGCCGTTATTCTTAGCCTGCGCCTTGAACACCAAACACACATCTTGGATCACTAAACCCAAAGCTATAACGCTCTCGGGCCTTAAACCGCATGTTTCCTGTATCAAAGTCAGCTTCCATATTAGTGGATAGAGCAGTTCTTTCAAAGTGAATGAACCCTCTAGGAGCATCAGAGATTATGAAGAATGCATCTGGATCGTTCAAGAAATCGTTGACAGCGTAACCGCTAGGCAACATTCCCATTGATCGAATTGCGTTCGTATCATTATCTGCGGTGCCCACTCGTAAGTTGGAAACCATTAGACGTTCAGCAATAAATTGCGACTGTCTTGGAATGATTAGTTTCATTCCTCGAAGAGCAACTTTCATGCCTCTTTCATCAACAAAGCCTGCAATCTTAATAAGAGCGTCTTCCAAGGAAGTTTCGTTCAAATCAGTTTGAGTTACAGGTGTGTTAGCAAAAGTGTTACCATTAGTCAGCGGGTGGTTCGTTGCACAAAGTGCCACTCCGTCTCCACCAGCCGAAGCAAGCCCAGTAAACGCATTGTTTAAAATGGTAGCAGCTTTAACTTGCTTGGTATGAGCCATCGAACGAGCTAGAGCCTTAGTGTAACGACTGCCTAAACGGTCGTACAGGTTGTCCTCTATTGCTTCCTCTGTAATAGAGAACGCAAGTGCGATTGTCTCATTGTTGTAACGAGCACTATATGCTTCATTAGCGTCGTCAAAGTTTATGGCAGAACCTTCTGACTTAGTAGGGGCTGCTCCAAATCCTGACAACATAACTTCTTCTTCGAATGCTCGATCAGAAGACTCTGTTGTAAAGATCTCTGTGTGTTGATTTTCGTATCGAGCGTACTCCATACCGAACAAGGCGTTGAGACCTGGTTCTAATTCTTTTGCTAGTTGCGCGCGAGAAATTGCCATCTGTTAGCCTCCTTTATACCCCTGTGGTCGATGGAGTACCAGCAACAAGCGCACCATTTGGTGAGTTGAAACTGTTATTCAATCGAACGATTACGCCAATACCCGGCTTATTAAACTCTAAATTAGTAGGATCTTCTTGAAATCCCATAATTCTCAGATGTAAAGCAGCCGTGGCAGCTATAGTTCCAACTGCAAGTTGTGCAGCAGAAATACCAGTAGTAGTAGAACCAGTAGTTCCTAGATGGAAATTAGCATTGGAGAACACATGAGCCCTTGCAGTAGCTTCGTTTGTCATAGTTGCGTGAGCACTTATAACAAAAGTTTGTACAGGGTTGTCATATACGAAAGCTTTGACGGGATGATTAGAATCCGCGCCAGAACCTGGCCAGTAGTTAGAAAAAATCTTCTCACCAGAAACCGAAGAAATATATTCGCAGCCCCAGAAAACTCCTACAAGACCAACTGCACCGCCAGCGTTAGCACCGATTATATCGATAACGCCTGTAGAAAGTGGTATTACTGGAGAGCCCTGAAAGATGGGATTAGCATTCCCATGAGCTATTCTATATTCCGTCATGCCCGTGGTGTTGGCAGCCTGACCGACTATCCCAATCGGACGTAGTCCGAATGCACCATTAGTATTTGCCATTTTAGCAATCCTTTTAAATTACTCGGAGTCTCTTTTTGATCCTCCGAAGGTTACACGACTTTGCCTACTATTACTAATAGGCATCGAAGGATGTTGTTCCTTCATTAAGTCCTGATCTACAGCAACCATTTGTTCGCGGGAACGGAGCCCGTAATACTCGTTTCTTTCTCGGGCTGTCTCTTCAGGTAGACGGCACAGCATTAGCCCTCCTTGTCCGATCACTCCTGCATACGCTCCCTCATCAATAGTGGGAGCTTCATAGTCTGGGTACTCGTCCTTACGAACAGGTTCCCATCCTTCACGAAGCTTAGAGTTGACGTTCATCTTGTCATCTTCTCCACGCATAGAGGTTCGGATCCAACGATGCACATAGCCCTCTGGGGGCTCTGGAGCATCTAAACGGCTGGGCGGTGCCCAAGGCTTTCTGCGTGAGGATTTCTCACGGGTGTCACTCTTTCGAGGAGTTCTTTCAGTTGTTTCAGACATTTTTCTCTCCTTAGTCTTTTACATACTTTGCGTATTCTTCTAAAGGTACGCCAAGCTTTTTTGCAATCGCAACTTGAGAATGCGTCAACTTAACCGACCTGCGCCCCGATTTTGTGCTGCGAGATGCGGAAACGCCAGCGGATGCGACCTGGCTACTTCCTCTCGTTTTCTTAGCTACTTCGAACTTATGAGGAAATTCTCTGCGAAGTCTGCTATCTATTTCACTATAGTACTCTTCTGTCTGCGGGTCAAACCCTTCTTCCTCTACCAAACCTTGATGGATAGTAAAAGCAGCGTTTGTCATAATTTTATCTTCCCCAAACCATTTGTTTTTCCCTGCCCATGATTGAGCCCTTGGATCCGCTTTTGGAGGAGGACGTTGAGCTTGAGCTTGAGGTTGAGCTTGAGGTTGAGCTTGTTGAACGGGCATCTTAGCTTGCTGTTCGGCTCGGATTTTTGCTGTGTTATATTGTTGTTGTTGCACCGCAATAGCCGACAATGCTTGCTGTGCATCTACTATCTTATCTGTATCTCCGGCCTCATGAGCTTCTTTTAAAACCGCTTTTACTTGCTCGGTTTGAGATGCCAATCTATTTCCGTATTCAGAAAGATACCCTGTGTCTAAAGCTCTAACCCTAGACTTTAACTTATTGTTCTCTGCTAGAAGTTGTTGAGATACTCTGACAGCTTCGCCTTTGTCTCGTTCCTCTATCCTGTACTTTTCAGTAAGTTTTTTAATCCTAGCTTGTACACCCTTGCTATAAGATTCTAACTCGCCTGGATCAGACGATTCAACTTTCTCTCTCTTGGGTGTGTCAGAAACAACTTCCGTCGTAGCTTCTACTGAGTCTTCTTCGTCTTCGTCAGGTGTTTCGACTATTATTTCTTCTTCTTCTTGTTCTTGTTGTTCTTGGTCCTGCATTTTAAACTACCCCTTAAATATGTTTAACGTCATCAGGTTCTAATATGGTTGCGATCACCTCATCATCATTAATGATTCGGACTTCACCGCCTTCAATCTTAAACCGGGATCCAGAATATCGACCAATGCAAACCCATTGACCTTCCTTGCACCACGGCTCTGATCCATACTTCTCGTCTTTATAAGCTAATGGTCCTAGCTTTAAGACATATGCTACCACTGTAGCCACTGACTCACGCTCACGAACTTCCTCTG